GCGGTTCAGCTTGGAAGCTCTTGATCCGCCGATGCCGATGTTCGGCACCAGCGACTGCACGATCTACGGCAAGGAGACTGGCAATCTCTGGGTGATCGACTACAAGCACGGCCAGGGCGTAGCTGTCGATGCAGAAGACAATCCGCAGCTAAAGTACTACGCGCTGGGCGCCGTGCTGAAGATTGGCGACCGCGCTCCGATAAACGCGATCCACACCGCTATCGTCCAGCCGCGCGCACCGCATCGCCTAGGCTCGATCCGCACGCACAGCTACACGAAGGACGAGATACTGGACTTCGGCACCGACCTGATCGATGCGGCCCATGCGGCAGTGAAGGACAACGCACCGCTGGTTGCCGGCGATCACTGTAAGTTTTGTAAGGCGGCTGGTACTTGCTCGGCCCTGCGTGGTAACGCACTGGCTGTGGCGCAGGATGAGTTCGGCGCTATCCGCCAGATCGACGATCTCACGCCGGAAGAAGTTGCGCACTACATGGAGCGCATCCCGCTGATTGAGGAATGGATTAAGTCTATCCGCCGCCATGCCCACACAATTCTTGAGACCGGCGAGAAGTTGCCTGGCTTCAAACTTGTGGAAAAGCGTCCGACCCGCCGTTGGAAGAACGAGGAAGAACTGCTTGCATGGGCTGCGACCGAAGATTTGGATGACGACGATCTCTACGAGAAGAAGTTGAAGTCGCCATCGCAAATCGAGCGTATCGTTGGGAAGAAGAACTTGCCGGCCACGCTCGTAATGTCTGTGTCTACTGGCCTGTCGATGGTCCCGGACACAGACGCCCGCTCGCCGGCTGCGCTACTTGCTGCCGACGAATTTGACGTGAACGAGTAAACAAGGAAACTACGCATGACTAAGGTAATCACGCCCGAAGCGATCATCAGCTACCCCCACATCTTCGAACCGCAGACCCCTCCGGGTGCGACCGAGCCGGTCTATAGCTGCTCGCTGGTGTTTGCAGACGGGGTTGACCTGACTGATCTGAAAGCAGCCGCTCTTGCGGTCGGAAAGGAAAAGTGGGGCGACAAGTTTAAAGACCTCGTCAAGTCCGGCAAGATTCGTATGCCCTTTCGCGAAGACGGTGTCGAGAAGGGCTATCCTGAAGGCTCGACGTTCATGAACGTCAAGTCGAAGCAGGCGCCACAGGTTGTTTCGAAGTTTGCTGGCGCGGACGGCAAGCCCGCTCCGATCACTGATCCGAAGGAAATCTACCCCGGTGCCAAGGTTCGTGCCTCGCTGCGCGCTTACGCTTACAGCGTGAACGGCAACAACGGCATCGCCTTCAGCCTGGGTAATATCCAGAAGACGGATGACGGCCCGCGTATGGACGGCCGTCTGAGCGCAGCCGACGAGTTCTCGGCCGAAGCACGTCCGTCCGCGGACATTTCGGACCTTGACGATCTGATCTAAGTTTGTTGCCAGTTGGGTGGCGACAGAGGGAAGCCGGGGGTTTGGAAGTCACCCCCGGCTTTTCTAGTCTAAGGCTTCCGAGATCATCTGCGTCTTCTTGGCCAGTGTCCGTGCGACAATTTCGTCAACCGAATTAGCTAGGCCAAACGACCGCACGATAACTGGCCGAGACTGGCCAATGCGGTGGCACCGCTTTGACGCCTGAGCATTCGTAGCCGGCACCCAGTCCAACTCTACAAACACAACCTGGTTTGCCGCAGTCAATGTAATCGCCGTAGAACATGCGGTGATTTGGCCTACGAAACACCGCACCGTCGGGTCATTCTGGAACCTATCAATCTCGGACTGCCGCTCCTGATTTGTTAGGCCGCCTACAATGTAAGCTGGGTTAAACTCGGCCAGTTCTTCTCGCAGTATCTCCAGCGCCGACTTATGGTAGGCGAACACGACGACCTTGTCGTAGGCGTGGTCCTTCAACTCGGACGACAACTGCGCGGCAATCGGCTTTGCTTTTGCCGTCGCTGTCAAGCGCCGAAGCGACGCAATGTGCGGGGCTATAGTGTCCACCTTGTCTGACAAATCTTCTTGGGACAGGGCGTTCTGGATGATAAGCTCTACGGCTTCGCGCTCTCGCTCATCAGCGATATGGTTCGTGTCGTTCCAGCCGTCCGCTTCGACCACCGCGTCCTGCCACCACAATTGTGGTAACTCCTTCAGCACCGTCTCGGCTTTCCGGCGGAGCATGATCGACTTCAGGATCGTCTTGAACTCGGCCATGCGCTCGGCCTTGTTGCCCAGCACCTTCAGCCCGAACTGGCCGTTCCAGGTCTTGCAGAAGTACAGCGTATAATCGACAAAGTTTAGAGGGTACTGCCAAATCGCTTTGAGATGCGTCCAGAAATCGCTGACATCGTTAGGAACGGGAGTACCGCTAAGAAGCCAAACACGATCAGCGAAACGGACAAGACCATCACCGCGACAGTACTGACCATATAGATACTTTGTGCGCTTCGCTTGACGGTTCTTGAGATAATGCGCTTCGTCGAGGACGATAACGTCTGGCTCCAGCTTGGCGATCTCATTGCGCGCTTCCTTAGACTGGGTGAGTTTGTCGTAGGAGTAGACGAGGACTTGTCGCTCGACCTTTTCCCATTTATCGAACTCACGTTTCCAGTTGATCTTAGCGATGGCGGGGCAGACGACAGCGACTTTTGTAAGGCCGAGAAGATCGCAGGCTGCGATAACCTGAATCGTCTTGCCCAGTCCCTGTTCATCCGCGAGAAACGCGGCGGGGTTTTCTGCGAGGAACTTCGCCCCCGTCTTCTGATACTCGAATAGGTGTTCCACTCTCCAACCTTTCTGCGGCGTAGCAGGCGATCAGCGCAGCATCCGCCCGGCCATCGTCCTTCTTCCTAGCGAAGAGGTGCGCTTGGTCGGGGAATAGTTCTTGCGCTCTTGCCCGGCTTCCGTCCTTTCCGCCGAATAGACGCATAGCCTTAGTCCATGTTTGCGGCGGGATCAACGAGAAAGGAATGTCGAGCGCAGCAAGAACGCCCTCTAACACACCAGCCGCACGGCCAAAGCTGAAGGTCGAGGCTACACCCTGGCCGGGCATAGAGTGGACTTTCTCGACGAGCGCGGTGCATTCACCCGAATATGGTTGCAGCGCATGAGAAAGGGCCACGGCATCAACTTGGTTGACGGTCCGCGGCCCTCGCTTAACTTTAGTAGTGGGCATATCAATCACGACAATCGAACGGTCGTCCGTGTCGAGAATAACTAAAGCGCCAGAAGCGCCGGGGTCTACGCCCATGATTTTCATGGGGCTAATAGTAGACCTTTAGAACTTAGTGCGCAAGTGACTACGTGGTCCAAGCTTCTTACGGTGCCGAAGAGCCGCTGGCTTACTACGCCGCTTGGCTTTTGGCATCGGTTTCCACGTTTTGTTTAGTACGTTCTTGGCCATTACTTCTTCTCGTATACCTTGTAGTCGCCAGGATCGGTGAACTTTGCACCCTTGGGCAATGCGTCGTACTGTTCTTGTGAACGAACCATCGGGGCTTCGCGAAGCTGGCGCAGAAATTCTTCTGCGGTCTTGCCAGTCTTCTCTTGGAATGCCCGGTTGATGAGAACCTTCTCGGTACGGTTACGGTTCTTAAGGCTCTTAATTAGTGCTAGTTCCGGATTCTCGGCCTCGAACTTCTGCATCGCTACTTCGCGCGCCTTGGAGTAAACATCGCGGATCGCTTGCACCTTGCGCACATCGTCAAGCTGCTTGTACTGCGCTGACTGGATCAGCGGCAGTACGCCTCGCTCAGCGATGATACCGAGATCACGGTTAATCAGGCGGTCCATCTCCGGGTCGCCAGTTTTCGGACCAAGTTCATACGGCGCCAGACCAAGACGGTCGATCTCGCTTTCAAGGAAGTTCTTCTCTTGACGGACAGTTACGCCGAGAAGCTGGCGCAGTGCCGGGTCCACAGTGACGGACGCACCTTCACGGGTCGGTAGCTCGGCTTCGGGTACTCCGAGAGCGCGCTGCGCACCAGGCACCGCACGCAGCGCCGTGCCGAGTGCGCTGTCCTTGGCGTCGCGGTAGACCGCTTCTTCCGGATTGTACTGTGCGTAGAAGTCCTTGAACTGCTGGAACGGAACGAGGAAGCCCCCGCCAACATTCGCCAGCCACTGCTTCGCAATTGTCTTGGCCTTCTCGGTGTTAGTGCCAGCGTTCGACAAGTCACGGATGAGTTCGTCGGCGACGTAGAGACCACCGCCAGCACGGAACTGCGCGCCGGTTAGACCCTGAAGAATATCCTTCGCTTCAAACGCAAGATCGACAGAGCCATCCTGGCTGCGCTTGATGATGTCGGCGACGAGCAGATACGGCGCGGCCGGGAAGAACGGACGAAGGTCGAACGTCTTGCCGCTATCAGTCTTGGCTTCGTACCATTTTTCGCCAGCGTTCTCGCTGTTGCGGAACTCATACGCAGCGTAAAGCAGCGACGAGCCGACCATCGCCTTGGACAGTGCAGATGGATCGCCCTTAGCAAACTTCTCGCGCTCGGCCTTGCTGAGCAACCGGAAGAACCCGGCTGGGCTATGATCGAACTGAAACTTCATGGCGTTCACCATGAAGCGCGGGAATGGCATGACCGTCGCCAGCGGAAGCCCGCCCTTCTCAACCGTCCGAACAAAGAGATCAGCAAAGCTATCACGCTTTGGCCGAGCCGAGTACGTGTAGTCGAGCGTAGCATTGAGCGCGTTCTGATATGCTTCTTCTGGCAGCGCGTTCAACTTCTCCGCGTCAACCAGTTCGTCGAAGTTATAGCCGAGCTTAGTCGCTTCTCGGCGTAGGAACACGGGGAACATTGCCTTGCGCGTCGCCGTTTCCGATACCCGGTTGAACAGGTTAATCGTATCGACTGCCTTCTCGGCTTTCGAGAATGCGTCTTTCTTCGTGACGCGGGCAATGTCTGAGGCGTAAGTGGCCATCAGTTCCTGGTTGACGCCAGGCTGTACATTGCGAAGCTGATCGTAGAACCGCTTGTTCTGCGCCGGATTGAACCGATCCGTAACGACAGCGAATGCGTCCATCGGGTTGACGCCAACCTTCTCGGCGCGGAATGGATTAGCGGCGGCATTAATTGCAGTGTCGGCAAGGTTCGTCGCAACATCGATAGGCACACGGGCCAGCGACGAGATGTTGTTGCGCATCGTCGTAGCCATGTTCGACACCAGCGCACCGCGATACGTGTTCGTGAGGCGCTGCCACAACGAAAGGTCTGCTGCCTGCTCGACGCCGAGCTTAGCAAGTTCGCCCGCTTCGGTCGGGACGTAGCGACTAGCAACGCTGAAACGCTGCATGGTGCGCGCTGCATCGCCGAGACCCTGGCGGGTGCCGGTGAACAGTTCCATCACGTCTTGGTCATCTAGGTTATACTTCTGTACCAGTTCGCGGAACTGATCTTCAGGAACCGTGCCGGCCTTGACGTGGCGGTAGAAGAACTCAGAGAACGGCATGTCGGCGGGGCGGGTAAGCCCACCAGCATTCAAGTAATCTGATGCGAAGTTGGCTACCTTCTCGCTAACGTCCAGCTTCGGCAGCGGCTGAGTCATGCCCTGTTCGGCCATACCCTCAAGCGCGGCCTTGCCCTCGGCCGGAGTAAGCGTCGGCATTTCGTTGACAGGAACAGTCGGCTCGGCCTTCGGTGCGCGAACCTTTGGCATCGGCGGTGGGGTCACTTCGGCTGCAACTTCAGCAACGCGAGGCAGAGTAGGAGCAGTGCGTGACGGAAGTTCCGGAATCGTAGCGAATGGATACTTCATCGTGGCAAAGTCGGCGATGCCGAGTGCCTGTTCTGCAAAGCTCTGCGGGGTCTGCTTGACGCTAGTCAGTGCCTCAACCGCAGGAAGCACGCCGATATTTTCAAGAAGCTGACCCGTTCCCTGTGCGGCACCCATGAGGCCAGCCTGAGCGGTAGTGTACGCAGCAGCGCCGATGTCACCGAGCGGCGCGTACAGGTACTTGCCAAGAATGCCAAGCTTTTCTAGTTCGCTACGGTTGGCTGGGTCGAGACCAAGCGACGGCTCCGCTGCATATACGTCGGCCGCGCCAGCAATAGCCGCGCCGAGTGGTGTCTGACTGGCGGGGCTAGGAGCAACTTCGGGTACAGCCGGCGTAGTCTCGCCGCCAACGCCAGGAAGGAACTGCGCGCCTTTGCCACCTTGCGCGACGTAGTCAACCATCTGCTGCGTCAACGCCGGATCAAGCGAGACGCCCGCATCTGCTGCAAGTTTCAGCAGTTCGTCGAGATTAGCCCCGGCATCAAGGCGAGCCTGAAGCCGCTGCGCCAACGTGGCGCTGGACTGAAGCTGCGCCGAAGTGTTGGCGTCTGCCATTTAGACCTCGTCGTATTTAGCGGTTGCCGAACGCGGGATTTCCGGTGGGGTTCAGGATGTTCAAGAAAGGATTAGCCGCAGCCTTTGGCTTAAGCGTAGTAGGAAGTGGACGCAACGTCTGCGACTTAGGCCCCCAAACTGCAAAGCCCTGATCCGTCTGCACCAACTGCCCGCGCTCCGCAGCCCCGGCCGAGCGTGCGGCATTGCTTGCAGACTGTGCCATTTCCTGCCGGCGAAGACTGAGAGACTGTACTTCATACGGCGAAAGGTTCTTAGGCAAAACACGCTGCTGCCCGGCGTCGTCAAGGATCGGCTTGCCGGAATCCGAATCAACCAGGATCAACTTGTCGCCAACGTCCTTGTATTCAGTCTTGGCCGGGAGTTTCCAGTCCGCAACCTGGCTGGTTCCGTCCTGATACGTAATCCGGGTGTTACCATCGGCATCGCGCACAATCTGCTGGACTTGCTTCGGGCGGAACGCTTCGGTCGATACCGTCTTGAACGCCTCGGCCGTGTCCATATTTTCCAGAATCTTGCGCTTATCTTCCGGCATGGCGCTAGCATACTGCGAGATGAACGCCTTCTGCTTCTGCTCCTGTTCGGCCTTGGCCTGAAGCTGAGCAAGCTGCAATTGAGTAGACGTGCGGTTCTGTGCCATCTGGCGAGCCTGCGCGATAACTTCCTGCGGCGTGGTCTGCGAACCGCGAGCAGCGGACTTCAAGAGCGCGCCGAGCGTAGCTAGCTTTTCACCGCCAGTAAGCGAGGAGCTAAGATCGCCGGCAAGCAGCTTCTGCATATCCTGAAGATACGTATTGCCGCCCGCAACGGGTGCTACGTTCTGTACTTGCTTGGTCGTGCCGAGACCGAGAGATGAAAGCAGAGACATAGGCCGTCCTTATTTGAAGATGCCGAGCGACTTCAACCCACCAAGAACACCAGCGACATCGCCGGCCGTACCGAGGAAGCCCTGACCCGGAGTAGTCGAAGTGGTCGTGGCCGACTGCACGTTCGGCAGACCGGTGAGGCCCGACTGAAGAATGCGAAGCTGCTCGACCGGATAGCCGCGCTGGGCGAGGAAATCCTGGTAGGCGGTGTCGAGATTGGTCTGCGCCATCTGGCGCTGCTGCTGGCCGATAGCCTGAAGCATACCCGCACGAGCCTGTTCCTGCTGAAGCGCCTGACTGCCGTAGCCTGCAAGTGCCGACGCGCCGGCAAGCTGCTGACCCGGAAGAGCCTGCGCCATCTGAGCGGCCTGCCCATAGCCCTGGCTGTACAGATTTGCCAACGTCTCGGCGGTGTTACGTTCCTGCTCGCCCGCAAGCTGGGCTTCGTAAACTCCGCGACGTTCGTTGCCGAATGCACGGGAAGCGGCCAACTGCGCCTTGGTCGCAGCGTCACGCTCGGCGCGGGCCTGAGCCAGACGAGCCATCGTAGCGTCAACCACCTGTGACTGATACGGGTTCATGAAACCCTGCACGTTCTGCTGGAACTGCTGCGGGTTAAACATCGCGGCCTGTTGCGCCACCTGAGTAGCCTGAGCCAGTTCCGGTGCGCCTACGCGGTTAGTCACCGCCTGCTGCGTGATGTCGAATGCCTGCTGTTCGGCGGGGCGGAAGCCTGCAACGCGAGGGCCGCTGTACGGCTGGTACGGCAGAGAAGCTACCTGGGTCGCGGCGTTGATGTTGCGCGACAGTGCTTCCTTGATGAACGGGTCCAGCGTATTCTGCTGGGTTGTCGTAGCAGTCTGGCCACCCTTAGACATCGTTTACAGTTCCTTGGTCACAATTCTTTGGCTACCGTCGTGCATAAATGTTTTGCGCCGCGGCTTTCTAAAACTCTTACCCAGCCCTTCCTACCAGAAACTGATAAGGATGAACACCCTACTACTTTAGCATAGATTTCGATTGAATCCCACATCTCAAGTAGTTCTTCAAGGTTGCCCCCCGCCAGAAAGATATGGAACACTTTCTTCTTTGGGTAAACATATATCTCGGTAATAACGGCGCTGTTCTTACCCGGCCAGAATAGGAACCGACCTTCTTCTACGCCCTGCCATACATCGTCGATGTCGTGTGTGCCATTGGCGTATAGTAGTGCGTCTTCGAGCCAACCCTTGCAACGTTCAAACTCGGCGCGGAGGTCCATTACGGCTGGGCTTCTGTCACAGTCAGGATCGCTGACGGCACGGCTGGGCGAGCAAAAGTGGCCGTTCCATTTGCGCCAGTCTGCGCAGCAGCTGCGGTTATCTGGATGTTCGTGTCTTCCACCGCGAACATGAGTTGGAAATAGTCGTTCTCTGCAAGATATAGCACCCAGTTCCACGACGGAATCAGCATCGTACCTGATCCGCTAAGACTGATTTCGCTGGCGGAGTTGGCTACATCTGCGCCGTTCAGTCGCGGCCATATCCAAATCTTCTTATTGCTAGAGCTACCGCTAGATAGCTGCAACGAGAACTGGAAGTTGTAGTGACCCTTGCGGCTGGCGATGATCCGTGATGTCGGCGTACCGCGAGAGAACCCATCGGACGCGTCCGTCGTATTGAATGTGATCGCTTGCGGCGTGTAAGCTGCGGCTGCGGTCTGCGTCGTAGTATCAGAGAATACGCCGTACTTATTAACGATGGCGCCTTCGAGAGAATCGACGCTAGGCACGATCAGTTTGGCTGGGAAGTAGACGCCTACGTCCTGGCCCTTCTCGTACAGATTATTCGAGTAAAGTTCGATCAGCCGGTTGCGCTGAGACTCATACCCGGCATCGTATTCACGCGGTGGGGGTGGGAGCTTAAGGCTCATCGACGGCCACCCGCTATACCGTTGAGCCGCTGCACGCCTACGCGCCAATCGGACGGCGTAGTCGTCGTAACGCGCATCTTGATCTGACGCCCGTTGAAGCGAACCGATGTCGGCTGTGTCAGGCTATACGGTCCGAACGTGCTCTCAGTACTGGTCGGGTAGTAGCGCGTTTTGAACGTAGCCGTGACGCTGCCTTGGTTGCGCTCATCCGGGATCAGTTCGTTAATGTACAGAACGTTGTCGCCGTTGCCGATCTGGAATGGACCACTCTCGGCGTAAGGCAACGCGCTATCGTAATTAAGTCCAACTTCATGATCGTAGATGTACCCGTTCGCCCCGACCATAATCGGGTTACGGAATACACTTCGGTCAGTCCCGGCCGTGCGGGCCAGAGTTCCGATAGACCAATGGTTCTCCAGATAATCCCACACGACGTAACTGTCATTCTCGTTCGAGTTGGCCGAGGGGTAGAACCACCACACCTCATTGTACTGCGCGTTGTTAACGGCGTAGACCTTAGAGATTTGGTTGACGTTGAGGTTGTTGAAGACGTAGTCGTAGACTTCGCAGGACAGCGGCTTGACGTAACCGTCGAAGATATGGAAGCCCTTGATCCCCATCCACACGGCCATATTGTCCAGCACCGATACGGCGTTCGCCGATACGACACCACAGGCACGGCCGGCAATCTCGGCTTGATAGACAAATGGCTGACCAACATAAGTCAGAGTATGCGCGTCGATGTCAGTCAGAATCAGGTTCTGACCACGAACGCGCTTGGCGCAGACGATCTTACCCGTAGTCTGAAGAATGACACTGCCAGCGTTGTTGGTGCTGCTCGGCGTCCAGACAGTGTTGTCCTCAAGATCAGACCAAGCGACCTTACGCGCATCGCCCGACGCTGCCAGCGCCAACAGCGAACGCTCGGCTGTGACAAGCAGCCCCTGGCAGCTAGTCGGCGCGTTCGTGATTACCGCGGCCTTAGTCGGCGTTGCGGAGTCAAGTTGCCACTCATAAAGTTTACCGTCTGAGGTCGAGCAACCGACGAGATATTCGCCCCAAGTGTCGAAGCTCCACGTCGTAGCCGGCGTTACCGTTCCGCTGTCAGGACGTGGCGTTCCAAAGTATCCCGTGCCGTAAGTGCTGATACCATAGCCCGCACCAGTCGAAGCATCATCCGATCCAGCAGTGAAACCAACCGGCGTGATGTCCACAAGCGCGCTAGACTGCGTCATGGCATAGAGCTTAGACGACGTACCAAGCGCGGCGTAGCGCACACCGCTATTGGTCTTCCATGTCAGGAGGCCGCGGCACTTACCCGTGACAGTACCCGTCCCTCGGCGTTCCCATCCGCCAACCGGCTGCATGGCGCCTTCGGTCCAGCGCACAAGATTGACATCGTACCACCGGCCCGCGGACTGAAGCTCAGTACCGTTGCGATAAACTCCCGGTGGAATGTTAATCGGAATGAGCGCCATGTTAATATCCGTGCCTAAAAGTCTAGGGTCTTATATCACTTCTTAGACTTTTTTACAGCCTCTTGCCATGCCTCAACTGTCAGGCGATGCTTCATGGCGCAATCGCCATACTTGGCGACTGTATCTACTTCCCAGATTACTCGCTCTGGGTCAACAAGCGGCTGCGGTGCGGGCGATAGTGGCGCGCAGTTACTTGCCAGATTTGCCGGCGGCTGCGGCATTGGCACTATCGATACTGCTTTCGAGCATCCCGACAACACGAGGATCAACAGCACAAGACACAGGAACAGCGGGAGCCGTTTTATAAATCTCACGTATTTCCCGTGTCGTTCTTCCGACCACCACATTGGCCTGATCGCGTTCGGCTTCATAAGACGCAGAAATTCCATCGAGTTTCTCCTGCATTTCGTCGCGCTGTTGCTGCGCTTTTTCCAGGGCAGCGGCATAGGCGGCATCGCATTGCCAGTCGCGAACTTTCCATCCACTGAATGCCGCGATAACCAGCGCAGTGCCGATAATGTACGGAAGGAAGGGTTTGACTAATAGCATCTTAGATGTGCTTCCAATTACGGCGGGTACATATATCGGATATAGTCTGATGGCGAACGTTAAACTTCTCAGATAGAACTTTTACTTTCTCCCCACATGCCCTTAGTTTTCGTATCTCTACGACATCTTCCGCACGTAAAACTGCATGTCCATTTCTTTCGCCAATAGCCGCTGTTCCGTGTTTCTTGGCGTCTTGCATATTCTCTGATCGGCTCGCCCATCTCAGATTTTCTAATCGGTTATCACTTCTCACGCCATTGCCGTGACAGCATTCCAGACCGGGAACGGGCTTGCCCGAGAAACTCTCTAAAACCAAACGGTGTACGGCTGCTTTCCGCCTCCTACCGTTTGCGGTGAGGGTTACCTTTAAGTACCCATTACTTTGGTATGGGCGAAGCACACACCCGGAGACTGCACCTCGGGCCGATGCAACCCTACGTACACGACCTAGGTCGGATACCTCGTATTCTGGGAAATCAATCACCTGTACCCACGTTTCCATCGCTATCATCCTGCTTTAGTTTCTCCCATGTTCGCACAGCAAACACAGTAGAGCAAGCAGTAATTACAGCGGCCCATCCCATTAAATCGAGGCTTTCTTTGCGCCATATCGGCAAGACTATGCCGTGTATGACAACCCCGCCTGCAATGCCAATACACGAGACCGGACGCCACCAAACCCGGATACGTTCAAGACACGCCTTCTCTAGATCGGCGAAAGTCATTTTGGATCGGGATACTGAGCAACCGGAAGCTGCCAGTGCGGACCGTCCTTGAACGTAATCCAGTCCCCGCCCCATTCAATCTTGACGTTTTCGAGTCGGGCTGCTTCCTTCATGGCGTTCTCGATCTGATCGAACAACGGCCAATCCCAGCGGATGCTGCCACCGACATACGGCGCGATGTCTACCGCAAACCCATTCAGGTGACGCGAGCGCAGCGTCTTTGTCGCACCCTTAGCCAGTAGTTCCTTCTGGCGTGCAAGAGAGCGCAGGCCCTCGATGACGGTGAAGTCAATCGTGCTGATCCCGATAGCGCGCTTGACAACGCGCACCAGGTCGGGATGCACGCCGCGCAAGTTGAGCAGAGACCGAGGGCCGAGCTTGAACGCCATTAGCGGTCTGCCTTGTTGTCCAATTTATCTTCGATCCGGCGAAGATGGGTTACGACTTCGTCAAACTTCTTATCGATAGAAGCGAAGCGTTCATCGGCGAAGTCGTGCTTCGTCTCCAGAATAGCGAGACGATTGTTAAGTTGCGTCCAGATGGTCGCGAAGCCGAAGAGGCCCGCGATGATGGTCATCAGCGTATCAATGCCGAAAGTCATTTCCATCGTCAGGCATCCCAAACTTCTTTGGGTTCAACCGGCCACTCAGGATTAAGCATATCCATCGTGCGCAGAGTGTGGCGATAAGCCATGAACTCACCCTTGCATTCGGCCGTGAGGGTTACGTCGGCAAGCTGCGTCCAATCGGTATCGCGCAGCTTGGCATTGCGAGTAACCTTATTCGCGGCTTCGATGCTGGCGTTGCGAGCAGCGATCTCTTCCGGGGTAAGTGGTTCGACTGCTACAGCAAAGACTTCGCCGCCTTCAAGGTAAGGGTCAACGCTCACGAGCTTCTGCGTCGCAGCGTCATACGCCTTGAAGTAGGTGACGGGAACCAGGTTGTTCTCGGCCATCCATTCCGAAGTGGGGCTACCCGAAGGGAACGAGACGTTAGGGAACAGCACCGACAGTTCGCCGGTCTGCTCGATAGTGTCATTCTTGACGATGGCGACAATCATTGTGTGTTACCTCACTGGTCGGGGAATGCCGCGGTAGGCGGCGTGAAGTTAGCAGTATAGCGGGCAACGCCCTTAGTTAGACGAACATCATCTAAATAACCCTGCCAATAAAATCCAGCAGTAGCTTCACGAAGTCGTCCGATGAAAAGGGCGCCAGTGCTTGTAAAATCAGTGCTATTAGTTGCGCTGGCGATCTGCGTTCCGTTAAGGAACATACGCAAGGAAGTTCCCGACCGCGTGATAGCGACGTGGTTCCATGCGTTTTGAGTTAACGCAGAAGACCCGGCCAAAAGATTAGTATCGCCCCATCCAAATGTCGGGCCTGTAGACCCAAGCAAAAGGCCCCATCCACTAGACGGGCCATTATAGTTAGAAATAATCGTCGCCTGCGAATTTGTTCCAGTCGGATACGCCCAGGCTTCAATCGTAAAATCGCCAGTCCCGAAGTTATGTTCGGGCTTATTTGGGGTTACTAGCCAGTCGGTCGATCCGTTGAACGACATTGACCCCGTACCAAACTTCTTGACCGAAGTGCTGATCTGGGCGTTGCCTACCGTCTCCAGGTCATTGTCGGCGCTGCTATCAACGATACCGGCGTTTGTTCCCTGAAGCAAAAATGACGTTCCGCTTATCGCCGTAGGCGGTGCGGTGGGCGGGGTAAATGCAGCAGTATAGACGGCCGAGCCTTTGACAAGACGAGCGCCAGCCATATAGCCGTTAAGACCACTACTTGGGTTGGCTTGGTTAGCCCCAATATAGAAGTCGCTAGTTGATGACGAAAAGGCTGTTGTGCCGATGTTGGCGCTGGCGCCCACCACCCCGTCAATATAGAAAGTTAATGTAGAGCCATTGCGGACAACCGCCAAATGTGTCCAGGTATTAGCTACTGCGGGGATGGAGGGAGACAGCGGGCTGCCAGTGGGGCCGCTGTAGTAAAATTTCCACGCTGTCGCTTCCCGGTAAAGTATGTAGCTACCACCGGTACCGCCCCAGACACCCAAATATCCGATATAGTCGGAAACAATCCTGTTATATACCCAACATTCAAGAGTGAAATCGCCGCTTCCGAGAGCAAATGCAGAATTCGAAGCGACTACGAGGTAATCGCTACTGCCGTCAAATAATACCGACCCGCCATTCGTCGCCGCACTGTACGGAGCGGTCGGCGCGTAGGGCGAGAACGGCGAAACCGCGACATCGCCATTACGCGTAATAGCAAAGTTGTTCGTGCTGGCGTCGAGGATGCGGTTGCTCTGACAAGTCAGCAACGAGGTTCCGCTGATAGCGGTCAGCGGCGCGGCGGGCGGCGTGAACGCAGCAGTGTATACCGCCGTACCTTTGACGATACGCACGTTGCTCATGTAGCCGGTAAAAGTGTTCGTGGTTACGGGCGAGCCGCCACTCCAATAGGTGGCGATGCCAAGCGGCGCAGTTGTCCCGTAGTTGTTGCTGTCCGCATAGGTTGACCCGGCCTGAACGCCGTTCACAAACATCTTGGTCGAGCCAGAGGCGCGTGTGAGCGCCACATGGTACCACTGGTTCAGGGAGATGGAGCCGCTCGTGATACGATCCGCGGACGCCGTGTAGTACCGGATAGTCCCGGCTGAATAGTAGATGTGCGGGTTGGTGCTAGACGCGCTGGTCAGATTGCTGATGATGGTCTGATCTTGAGTGCCGGTAAGGTATATCCAGAACTCAATCGTGAAGTCGCCCGTTGCATAGCCAAACGCAGCGCCCGACGAGATCGTCAGGTAGTCCCCACTCCCGTCAAAATAGTTTGACCACCGCGAACCGTAGGGCGAGAACGACCCTTGCGTGGTGTTACCGTTCCGCGTGATCGTGAAGTTATTGGTGCTGCTGTCGATGAACGTGTTGTTCTGCGCCCCGTTGCTGCCATCGCCATGCAGCAACAAGGTGACATTGCGGAAGTTGGGGTCAACAGAAGCCCCGCTTGCGCTGGCTAGAAGTTTAGCCGGTGACGGCATTAGACACCGCTCCCCACATACGCGCCATAGAGGGTGGTCGTATCCTTCCACAGCACAACGACATCGCTGGCAGTGAGCGTAGGTGCAGCCGAGCCGCCCGACTTAACCCACGTAATCGTCGGCCAGGTGATTGTGTAGCTCGATGCACTAGCAAGGCGCAGGATCACAGCCTGACCGGCCGAGAGGCTGTCAGTGAAGGTCGTGTTTGCGCCAATGGTCTTGTACTGGAACGTGCCGTTAGCGGCGCTGATCGCGGTGCCGGTCAGGTTATAGGCCGTCTCCGTCACACCAGGAAGCGTAACCGTTCCAGTGAACGTCGGCGATGCGGTGTTCGCCTTGGCGTTGATCTGCGTCTGGAGGTTCGACGATGCGTTGTCCAGATAGCCGAGTTCGGTCGGGCTGATCGTGGCGCCGTTAGCCGTGATGTTCCCGGTGAGCGCCATCGTGCCGGCTACGGCAAGGGTCTTGCCGGAACCGACGTTGAGGCCAACGCTCGTACCGCTACCAGCAGCCGCGAACAGCGCATCGACGAGGTCCAAGTCGGTGTTGAGCTTGGTACCCCAGGTATCGGCAGAAGCGCCTACTTCGGGCTTGGTTAGGCCAAGGTTCGTAGTGGTTGTATCAGCCATTTAATCCTCACGCGGCTTGCTGCCATGTTTCTGCTGTATCAGAAATAGGAGACCATGTCTTGTCAGTAATTGCAACTTGATCCCAAGTCTCGGTAACAACTGGAACCGGAGTCCACGTCTCACTTGTCTCACCTTGCGGCGTCCAAGTTTCCGGCGTGATGGGTTCTGGTTCCCACTTCTTTACCGCGTTACAAGTAACTACAGACGTAATACTTATTGCGGCGCTGTCTGTAAACCTAATCCCGGCGGAGATTGCTACCTCAGACGTACTCGACAGAAGTGCGCCAGCCGAATTGACCATAACGCCGGACGCTGTTGCGGCGCTTGCGGCAATGATTTCTACGTTTGTCTGCGCGTATCGTACTGCGTTAACTACAAACGTGCTAGTCGCTGGAATATCCGCGGAAGATACGGCTACCTTATTCGCAGATGCAGTAACGCTAGATGTCGCGTTTATTTCGCCCGCAGCAAACGTAGTGCGTGTCGCTGTTGCAGTAACATCGCTTTGCGCGTCAATCGCAACCGCTCCAAGCGCAATGCGAACAGCAGACGCAGAAAGATCGGATACCGCAGGAATTGCGACATCGCCAAGGCGAATGCGGACTGCGGATGTAACTACATCGCTTGTGGCAGGGATCAGCGCAGATGCATTGGCGTAGCGGACGGCGGATGCAGTTACGTCGCCTACCGCAGCGATGGCGGCGGATGCGTCCTTAATCCTATCACCAGATGCAGTGACATCACCAGCCGCGGTAATAACCGCTGCGCCAAAGATGGCGTCTTCGCCATAACTGCCACGACCATAAAGGCCGCTACCGTAGCCGGAAGGGGCGCCAGCCGGGTAGGCCCCGGCCCCATAATTTCCGCTACCGTAAGCTGCCATGTATTAGTCCAGCGTAATGTCGAGATCACCCAGAGGAATGCGGAACACGTCGCCGCTGGAGATGGTCTTCGAAGTAGTCAGCGCACCAGAGGCGAGAAGGTTGCCGCCACTCAGCGCATCGCTAATACCAACATAAGCTACCGTACCCCACGAACCCGTTGCAGTCGGGAATTCAATCGCGGCGGTATTGGATGCCAGGTTATTGGTAATAGTGAACGCAGCCGATTGACGCGCATACGAACCACCAGACACTTCGGTACCCGTGTTGGCTTCGCCAGGATCAGACGTGTACAGACCAACATACAGGGTGCTGGGGGCGGTGTAGGACGTGCCGCCGAAAACGTGCAGCATCACCTTGTTCTCAAGATAGTTCGAGAAGCTCATCCGAATGTCCTTATGCGAGTTTTAAGTTTCGACGACCCTATGCGAGCGCGTTCATCGGCCAGCATCATATCATCAATTAGCTTTTGATACAGCCCCGCCCAAACGTTAATTCGGTCATCTTCCTTCAGATACGGCGCGCTCTGGATCAGGGCGCCGTAGAGGTAGATGTCCGGGCTTTCGGTGAGCAACCAGTTCGTAGTGTTGCTGTCCGACAACGCCGGGATTTTGGCGTAGTAGAGAAGCTCTGCATCATACGAAGTGTCAGGCGTGGGCACGACCTGAAACTGCTGGCCGATAGTCGTATAGAACAACGGCTGCTGGCCGGCACTATAGACCATGTTCTCTTCGAGCGCCTGTTCCGGCGTAACGAACAACAGCGGCGTTACCGGGTTCGTATTAAGCTGGAAGCGGATCGTCTGAAGCCAGTCGGCTGGGACAGCGAAGTACGGCGTATCGAGCGTAGCGTCGGCGCGGACGACCATCTTGCGGTGACGGATCGACCGATTGAATTGCGCTTCGGCCAAAGAAATAAAATTCGGAATGACGCTGTCGAGGTCACTCCGATTGAGCCAGTCACCAACGGCGGTCTTCAGTTCGGCGTAGGTTGTGATAGCCATTAGATGCTCCCCGGCCGGACACGCCACATAGCGTTCGCTGGATCATTAAGCCACTTCACGAGTTCCTGCTGATCGTCCAGGATGCCCTTGCGCTGTAGCTCGTAATAGACCGTCATCGGGATGCGGCCTACGTGCGTCATGTCGCCCCAACGCTTTGGGGCGGAGTCAAATGCGGCCCGGTTAGACTCGACGATCCCAGTTACGTCCTGCTCTTTTACGATAACGGCGTCATCATCGGTGCCGTCATACTGAAGATAGGTCTTAATCCCGGTATCTACGTCGTCAGAGATAAGGCGCTTTGACATTAGAATATCCTCAAAGGTTAGGGGGTAAGCCTAAACTTACCCCCACCCCTCTGTCAATTAGGCCGTGGTAAGGTCGGCGGCGATGCCGTGAGCGGCTTCGTTCGAGACCTTCAGACCGTATTCGACCAGCATCAGGCGCTTCTCAGCGTCGCCGGTCTTGGCCAGTTCCATCTGCTGGATCGGACGCAGGATCGCGAGCGATGCGTAGTCCGGATCGACGACGAAGGCGTCGCGAGCGCGCTGGAAGCGGTTCGGCACGATGTTCACGGTGCCGAAGTCCGACACGTAAACGTCGGCAGCGCCGATGATCTGAGCCTGCTGGCCAGCCGGAACGTCGCGGTAGCGGGTCGCGATGCCGTCAAAGGCCGAAGCAGCCTGCTTGTTGAACGCGCCAACCATCAGCATCTTCGGCGTGCCGCCCGAGGTCCAGACCTGCGAGATCACGTCCTTCAGGATGGTTTCGGTGAACGCACGCTGCGTACCATCGGTACGAGCCGAAATACCCGAGTTGTTGGCACCGTCCGAAGCCTTGTTGACGTTGGTCTTGATCCAGGCGGGGAGACCAGCGGTGCGGCGAGCGGTGGTGGTGTTACCGGCAACCGGCGACTGGTTGGCAAGCAGGGCGCTTTCCATGTCGCGCTTCAGTTCCGAACCCAGCTTGGCAAGCTGATAGGTCAGTTCCGAACGACGGCCGGCCTTGTCCAGAGCTTCGAGCGTACCCGAGATAACGACGTTCTTGGTCGAAATCTGGGTGTAGTTGCCGACGCGGCTGGTGGGGTTGACGGCGGTGAACGACGAAACGTCGTCGCCTTCCAGCGCGGCGTTCGACGACGAAGCAGCGGCCAGGCTGTCGGTCTGCCATTCGAAGTAGGTGTTCTTAACGTTCTCGCGGCCGATGTTCGAGATGAACGGGGTTTCTTCCGGCGAGATGTTGTAGATCACATTCGACAGGTCTTCGCGGATACCGATAGCCGAATAACGGGTGAAAGTATTTGCTACAATTGCCATAAGTAAAGTCCTCTTAAATGAGTTTATCCAAAAGCGCAGCCGCATCTGAAATACGGCCAGAACGCGCAAGGCGCTGTGACGCTCTCTTTACTTCGGTTGAACCCGTCGAGACTTGAGTACCCTTAGAACCGGGCTTCACAATACGCGCCACTTTCTTTGTCGTAGGCGCCTTTGATTCGGCCACAGTCTTCGAACCCTTATCAAACAGCATGGCTTTACGCAGAATGGCGATATGCGATGCTTGCTGGAGGGAATTGACTTCCTGTTCCGACAAGCCCTGCGTCATCGCCCAGTTGCGAAGATCGTTGACTTCACGAACTAGAGTTTCCTGGTTCTTCCACTCAGGGATCACTTCAGGCAACTTAGCACGTTCGGCCTCGATAAACGCTGCCATAGCACGCTGCTGTTCCTTGGCGTTTTCCTGCTGGAGACGCTGCTGCTCGGCCTCGATGGCTTTGAGCTTCTGCGCTTGTTCCTCGCGGGACTTCCGCCAATGACGTTCCAACCGCGCTGCCTCAATGGGGTCCTCTTCGTAGAGATTGTCCCAATCAGGCTCCGCAGCAGCCGCTTGCTCAAGCTGCATACGCAGCGCGGGCAGAAGCTGCTCGTATTGAGCGCGTTCGTTGCGGATCGATTCCACTTCGGCCTGAAGCGTCTTGCGCTCGTTGGCCAATGCGGTTGCTTTCCGCGTATAGTCTGCCGTCCTAGAATAACCGTTCCGAAGTTCGGCCAGGGTGACTTCTACTTCCTCACCATCAACTTTAACCTTGATAGTCAGGTCTTCCGGAAGTTCCTGCGTAGCTTCTTCGTTGCTATCTTCGTCTTGCAGTTCTGAGTCTTCAGTTTCGAGTTCGTCTTCAGTCTGCCCGTCAGCTTCGACTTCTTCGTACTCTTCTACTTCGTCCTCATCACCCGTTTCCGGGTCTAGCGCCTCAGTCTCTTGGTTGTCCTCTTCAGGGCCGAGAAGTTTACTGATGGCAAGAGTTGCTTCGTGAAGTCCGATCCCGGTATCGGGGTTGCCGTCCTCAGTGGCCATATATCACCTTTTGGCTGCGATGTTAACTCCTTGATGCAATGTTACCGTCATCAAGGATTGCTCGAAGTCGAGCTTTCAAACGCTCAAGACATTTAAGCGTAAGAAACAGATCAGTGCGTTCATCGTAATTATGCACTGAAGTATCTTTCCATTCGTCGAATATGTCTTTCTCAATACGAGTAAAACAATCGGCGAGCAACTCGTCTTCTAATAACCGCTTGGCGTGGAAGCCACGGTCGATCAGTTTTTGTTTATCCATTCTTTGCACTGCCGAAGAAATTAAACTCAGGACCAAAACCGTACTGCTCGTAATCGCCCTGATATGGCGTGAACGCGCCGCGGCCAAACGTCGGCAGAACGCCGAGGGTCGAGGTATACGGCGTTGTTGTGGCAGTGCTGCCACCGCCTTGGCCAACGCCAAGCATATCGAGAACACCGCTGCCTAAAGTATAATACTTCAGAATATCGTTGAGAAGATTGCCGTTCTTATCCAGAGTGAATTCCGACGTATTCGGTGCAAGAGTAGGGTTTCCTGGAAGCGTGCGAATATCATTTTCTGTGAGTTGCGGGCGAGTGGTGTCGCCGACAACTGTCGTCCCGGGAGGTGGCACAACCACAGGCGGTGCGGTCTGCTCTACAGAGGCCGGAGTAGTTGAGGCCGTTACCGTCGTAGCAGGAGGCGGCAAAATTGAAGGCGGTGGTATAGGGACCGTCGGCTGCGTAGCTGTTACGGTCGTGGCGGGTTGATTCTGTTCCTGCTGAACGCGGCGCGATGCATTTATGATCTCGTCTTGCGTAAACTGCGACAACAACGGGTCGAGGATACCGATCTGCGGGTTAGCGCGGATAATATCGGCCGGGTCTGGGCGGCCCTGTACGACAGTACCCGGAACAGACGTTGCGGCTCCGATAGCACCTGATGCTCCGGACGCTACAGGGGCTGCGCCGGCGACAGCATTTGCTATATTTCCAATAACAGTAGGTGCAGTCGAAACTGCGGTACCAGCCACATCAGCGGTAAAACGCGCAATGTCCGCGGCCGTTGCCCCAGCCCGGGTAAGTTGTTGTGCGGCTTGGGCGGCTGTTATCGTGCCATCAATGACTTGCGGCTGTAGATCGGCGGCGAGGCCGGCAACTTTGTTCGCAGTAGCCGAAGAAGACCCCGCAAGTGCCTGAAATCCACCAGCAGTTATGCCGGCTATTGCTGCTTGTTTAAGAATATCTTCGATACTTTTTCCGGCGGTTGCGCCAGAGAGTGCTGATCCGGCCGCAGTACCAAGACCTACACCTACCGGGGCGCTAACACCAATACCTAAGGCGCCGGTCCCCGCCAAAGCTGGGCCCAAAACGGCCCCGCCAACAGCAGGGAGTGCTATCGCGCCCATGTTAACCAACAGGCTGCCGAGTGAGCCCGCATTTGAGCGGTCGAAAAGCTGCGTGCCTGGTGTGTAGCCACCTTGCTCGTTGGCCCGGTACAGTTGCCAGTCTTTGTTACTGCTGGACAGATCGACCAGCTTCTGCATCTCTTCTGGAGTGCTGGCGCGGGCGATGACGTTCCCATTAAGCGGGTTCACCATGACGTATTGCTGGCCCGGCTGAAATACGACCGGAGCGGCGTTCTGATAGTCATATCCGCCACTAGCGTTCGGTACGCCGATCTTATTGCCGGTGTCGAACCGATAGACCATGTTCGGATCGTAGGCTTGGCCGGGGTCCGCCAGTACGCTGAATGGGCTAGTCACGATCATGCTGGGGTCCCAGCCGACTATGCTGGACGTATCCGGTTCGGCCGGTACGGCTTCGACCGGCTGCTCAGTCGGAGTGCGCTGTTCACCAGCCAGAAGTGCCTTCAGCAGACTATTCTCCTGCGGAGTCAAACCGGAGTACATATCGGCCATTACATCATCCCTTCAGGCGGCATCTGAGGCTGTTCTGGGGCGGGTGCAGCTTGTGCAGCCTGTGCGGCTTGGACGGCGGCTGTAGCTACAGCGCGCTGCGTCTCGGCCTGCTGGCGCGATACTTCGCGGTCACGCTGCACCATCGCTTCGATCTGAGCCGTGTTGACCTGTGCGCCATACTTGGCTTCGATCTCCGCAGCCTTCAGCATCACGTCGGCATCGAGCTTGTCGCGTTCGCGGTCGTCCTTGCGCAGCATTTCTTCGCGCTGAAGTTCAAGCTCTGCGGCCTTCTTCTGGATGTCGGCCTGGATAGCCTGCACCTGAACCTGTGCCAAAATCTGCTCAGGCGACGGCGGGGGCGGAGCCGGAGGCGGCGGGGGCGGCTGGTTTGCTGGGTCCTTGAAGAATTGACCAGCGTCCTTGAAGCCGGCCATAGCCAGCATCTGCGCCAAGGTGTTGCGATACTGCGACAGGTCAACCAGCGGGTTATCCTGCACGCCGCCCTGCTGGATCAGCATTTCCTGCTTGGCCGCGATCTGGCCGAGGAAGTTCATCTTTTCTTCGGTGGTGCCAGTGCCAAGCGCCACATTGACGATAACGTCCATGTTGGCGTTCCAGACACGCGGGTCAATTGGCACGAACTTATCGCGCAGACGCACCATACGCGGTGCATCTTGGTTCATCGTAATCAGCTTCAGCGCCTTCTCGAACAGAACCTTCATGCCGGTCTCCGCGAAGATGCGGCAGATCAGTTCGATGTGCTGCTGCGCGGCGGTGATCGTCGCGGCAACGGCGGCGCGGGTTGAAGACTGGAGCGCATTAGCGTCGAGGCCAGCGGCAGCTTTGCTGATGCCGGTACGGTTCTCGCGCAGTTCGTCCATGTAGGCCAGCATCGGGAACGCGGCCTGGCCAACGAACGGCTGGTTGAACGGCTGCACCATGCCCGGTGCGCGCATACGGATGATACCACCAACTTCGGTGTTCATCACGTCTTCGAGGTTGACTTGGCCTTCAACAACCGCGGTGCGCGGGTGGATAGACTGCGCCAAGCTGTCAAGCATATTGCGCAGGATATTCGACTTGATAAGCTGAATATCCATCACAACGTCGGCGATTGACAGGCCGAAGAAGGTGTGCGGCTCCGGATCGGGGCAGAACGATACGAACGGGATCAGGTCGCAACGCTCGTTGTGCAGGACCTTGTAGGCGGTGCCGCCAACGCAGACGCGGCGCAGTTCGGCGATTCCATCGCCGTCCATGTCTACCCGGACATACGCTTCGATATAAAGAACTTTGCGGCTCGCCACGTCTGTGCGGCCCGCGCCAAGAATCGTTGCGTTCGGATTCCGGTCGAAGGTTTCTTCGTTCCCCCCAAAGTCGTCCTGTGTTTCGTAGCCAAGGTTCTCGATCTCGTCCATCTCGTAACCCATCTTCACGAGATCGGACACAGTGACGTAACGGCGATGGGCGACGAACTCGGCTTCTTCGATGTTCCGAGCGCGGCGGTCGATCAGAAACTCTTCAGGCGGCACGGCCGAGACGCACAGGCGTCCCTTGTCGGTCGTGCGGCGAATGGTGCAGGAATATTCCGGCGGGGTCGGCATCGACACTTCGACGCCGTCTGGCCCCATTACCATCGTTTCGCCCGACTCAATCTCGACCTCAACGATCTCGACATCGGGGTCGGACATCAGGACGGTGTAGGCTTCCTGGCTCAGACCGTCGAACGAGAAGGTCTGCACTTCCTTCTCTTCGTTCCACCAAACCTTAGCGATACCGTTCTTGCGGACCAGTGCGTCCTTGAACGTCTCGTAGCAGACCATGAACAAGTTGTTGTCGCGGGTCAGGCAGTAGTTGACATAGTCGGTGGCCTGTTCGGCGTTTGCTACGTCTTCCGGCCCGTTCGGCGCGTACTCGACAACGTTGCTCGAACCGAAGAATACACGCATAATCGACGGCATGATAGCCTGCACGGTGTCGCGCACGTCCATCGAAACGACTTGGCTGCGGCCTTCTTCTTCATTACCGAACGGCTCGCCCTTATAGTATTGACCGGCCATTGCCCGCTCAGGGCTAATGACATCGTCAATATAGGCTTGCGAGTCGTCGATTTCGCCAGCAACAATACTCTGAAGTTCTTCTTCAGTGACGCCGCCTTCTTCTTCCGGCATTTCGACTTCTACTTCGACGCCGTCTTCCATTTCGACGGATACTTCAGTCCCGTCTTTGAGCATCATCTTCTGCTCGTTCTGAGTCGGCTTCTTATTATTGCGATATGCCATGCGGCTATTCCTTACCACTTAACCTTATTGGCCCAGTAGGCCGCTGACATTTTGCCCTTAGCGATATTGTGCGCATGGCGGGCTTTGAAAGCTTCGTTGCGCTTTGATCCATCTGGCGATCCGGTTACGCCCTGCTGGCCGAAGCGGATCGTCTTAACCTGGTCGCCTTCCTTGGCCACGACGACGTGGCTCTTGGTCGGATGGCTCGGCGTCTTCTTCGGCTTGTTATAACCGGAAACGCCAGCGCGAGTAAGGCGACTGTCTTTCTTCACTTCTTCCTCGCGGCCCGCATATTGTCGACTAGGTTCGGGTACGGACGCCCGGCGGATTTGGCCATAGCCTTGGCCGACGCCTTCTGCTTCGAAGTCATTGGCTTCGACTTCTTGGCGGGGTTCTTTGTGTCCCAGACTGGTTTCTTTTTCACCGATCAGTCCTCGCTCTTATATGCGGCGCCGTGCATTTCAAGCTGGGCGCGCTTACGGCCAGACAGCGGAACAGTTACCGGACCGCCGGCAAGCCAAGCATCACAGGTCCGATCACCAGCACACTTAAAGTGGAAGAGTTCGCAAAAGCCGAGATTAGCTGCGGCCTGGACTTCCTCCTCATAGGACGGACCTTTTTCATCACCCTCCATACCGTACTTGATGCACTCAAGCATCTGCGGCGTCTGGATGAAGGCGGCGCAGTTCTTGCACCGCATACCCTTCGCCTCGGCCAGTGGCGTCTGCCACATATCGGCCTTAGCATTCCAGAACTCAGCATTGGGTTCTTCCGGGTTAGCCGGGCCATATCCGACATTCTTGAAAGCCCAGTTACGGTTCTTCAAGTTTGCCTTGATGTCCTGAGTCTGGATCGGGCAATCCATATCTTACTTCTTCTTAGAAGCCTTGCGGCCTTCAGACATGGCAATAGCAACTGCCTGCTTACGGCTCTTAACAACCGGGCCACCCTTGCCACTATGCAAAGTACCGGACTTAAATTCGCCCATGACCTTGCCGATCTTCTTCTGCATCTTCGTCGGTTTCTTCATCACCAGTCTCCGGTTGATTGAGATCGTATAGCACGGATCGTTGCGCAAGGTAAACAATTGCGCGATGTAGAATGTCAGGACTATCGCCAGCCAGACCGATAAGCTTATTACACGCATGGCACAAGATGCCGCGAACGTGTCCCTGACTATGACAGTGATCGACGACAGGTTTATTCGGCCCGGTCCTTTCTTTACTGCCTAGCTCAAAATCCACACTACAAATCGCGCAGCGGTGGTCCTGCTCGTCAAGCATTCGTAAAAAGTCGGGCAACCGTATACGGTATCGCGTCCACAGGTTTCCTTTAAACCTAGTGAGACGCTTCGGCGTCATATCTTCCATGCAAGCCCCTCAGCCCACTTGGAAGCGACTTATACACGGATTTTATTTAAAAGGAAACGGGGGCCGGCCCTGGAGAGAAGACCGACCCCCGTTAGGTTGTGCATCGAGGGGGAGTGCGGACCACACGATACACCGCTCAACCGCAGCGGAAAGGAAACACCGCAGGAGCAATCTGGGTAAACTATATTAAAATTTATCGACGTGCAACACTATACAACGCCGCGGATATTCCGCTTGAGCGATCCCTTAAAAGCGCCCGTCATAGAGTAGCCGTACATGGCGGTTGCTACATCGGTGGCCAAGGAAAGGCACACGGCGTCTGCTTTGTCCGGGCTTCCGAGTCCACGCTTCTTCATCGCCTCTTTGCTTTCAACTTGCATTTTGCCCGAAGAAGTGAATGTGTAGCGCGGACCCGCCAGTTCGGCGAACAACTGCTCATCTTTCGGGATTTTCACGTCGCGGTTGGCCAGCCAGGCTTTACACTTGAACCACAGTTCGGCGCGCAAGTTGGCGTAGGTCCCCTTCATTGCCGGGCTTTCGGCAACGTTAATCCCTCGCGCCGGCAGGCCCAGTTCGCGCAGACGGTCGAGAACGCCAGCGCCAAGACCGATAGAGTCAACGAGAATTTCGACTGGCTGCTTACTCGGCGGGAGCGCCTCATACTCGGCCACCACAGCGCCGGTTAGCTGCATCAGGTCGAGACCTTTCCAGGTCTGTACCTCTTCGATGACCGGACCCCGGCGCTTGGCAAGTGCGCTGGCGTCGCTGCCCATACGCGCAACGTCGAGGCCCCAGACGGCCGTGGCGTTCTCGTCGATCTTGATCTCGCGGTTCATCGCGCTGTCGATCAGTTCGACCGGAATGACCGTATCTTCTTCACGCGGCGGGAAGTTACCCAGAACGCGGACGTGATAGGCCGGGCTGTCTTCGCCGTAGCGCAGCTTCATTTCGTTGACGAAGGCTTCGCTCACCCGCGGACTGTCAACGCAGCTTACATGGAACGTCTTCCACTCGCCCTTCAGGCGGTTGTGGGTGTCATAAAATAGGCCGGTATTTCGGGTCGGGTTCCCAAGCAAGAGAGTGGTTGCGCTATGGCCAGACATGGAGCCAGAAGCCGCTTCGAAAACAGACTCAGGGATACCTGATGCCTCGTCTGCCACCAGTAGAACGTTGTCGGCGTGGATACCCTGGAGGGCTTCAGGCGTCTCGGCGCGGGAGGTTCGGGCAGAGATGAACGCTTCGCTAGGTGCCGCTTTAAGTTCGATACGATCACTTTTCACCTCGACCAAGGTTTTGAGAATATCCGGCAGTTCATTCACCCATCGCTTCAGTTCCGCGAACATCGCATCGAACAACTGTGCCGATGTCGGCGCAGTGACGACCACCTTCACCGGATAGCGGGTGAGAAAGTAATGAAGCATCGCCCAGGATGCGGCGGTGGACTTCCCGACGCCGTGGCCGGAACGTACCGAGATACGGCGATGGCCATCTCGAATCGATTCTAGGAACTTGATCTGCCACGGGTCCGGCGTGGTCCGCAGGATGTCCCGCACGAACCCGACCGGATCGTCACGATACTTTTTCAGGAACGACAGGAAGAAGTTTGGCTCTTGCTTCGTGTTCTGCGCCATCAGGTCGGCCGCTTCCTTCGCGGCCTTGGCTGCGCGGCTAGGGTTCTTCGTCTTGGCGGTGGTCACAGGTTGCGCTCCTTAAGGATACGACGGATCGATACGTGGCTTACTTCTAGGCCGTGCCGCTTCTTAATGATAGATTCAATGTCGCGGAAACTATAGCCCTTGAGCCGAGCAACCTTCATCGTCGTGATTGCGTCTTGCTGTTCGGGGTTCTCGCGCAGTCGGGCGTTGCGGCCCGAACCAACCTTGTCGTAGCCAAACGGCGGGTTGCCACCGACGTGACCGCCGGCTTCCTTCTTGGCCTTCCGTCCGGCGAGGACGCGCTCACGAATGCGACGACGCTCTTCGCCCGAAAAGACCGCCATGATCTCCAGCATGAACCGGCCGTGGGGATTGCTCTGGTCCATCACGTTTCCGTAGCCATTGATGATGAGGTTAATCCCGGCCTCTTCCCAATCGCCAATGACATTCAATGCGTCCCTTGCATCGCGAAACATACGGTCTAGTTTCGATACTATGACCGTATCGCCTTGGCGAAGGAATGCGAGCTTGCAGCCCTCTTCTCGGCGCAGGAGTGGGACAGCGCCGGATACGCCCTTCTCTTCGTAGATGTGGGTTAGCTCCAGATCGTGCGTAAGCGCGATGCCTTTTATCTGGCGGGCTTGATCTTCGAGGCTGGTGTTCTCGACCTGGTCCTCTGTCGAGACGCGGGTGTAACCGTAAACTGCCATTTTCTCACTCCAGTTGCTGTTAAGGCGTGTCTGTATCAAGCAGCTTAACACTAATCAAGCCAGAAAATTATAAAATTTTTCGAGGGGCCGCGTTTTGCAAGAGACCGGGGTAGAGGGTTTTCGGCCGTGGATTGGTGTCTGTCAGGTTGTACGCACGCCACCCCCCGCGACTGGCGGGGGCCGGGGGGGGTATTTTTTGCATGGCGCCCCTACGCCCAGGCGCGCACAGATAAGATATCTTTTGATTTCCAATACTTTGCAAAGGGTAAATGGTGTTAAGCTGTTTTACGGGCTTGGCAAATCGGGTCAGAGGCGCGCTAGAGCGCTGCTCTGTTTCGGTGTGTCTTCACCGGGCAAATGCAAAAAGATTGGTGCAATGTCAGTCACTTACGAAAAAAGTGAAGGGCAAGCGAAAAAAGTTCTTGACCATACGAACAGCGTTCGCATATCGTTTGGGCATCGAAGCAAATGGAGTGCAATACCATGCGACTAGCTAACCTTGCAGCGTTCGAACGTTACGCCGCTAACCTTGAACGCCACAATATTCCGTTCGATGATCGCCTTGCCCGGCTTGACGTAGCAATCGATCACTCCGCAATCTTCCTCTCCCCCCGCGAATATAGCCGCTGCAACGCATTCGTCGCCAACTATGCAAATAAGGAAGGGTAACACCATGACCAAACCACACCGCATTATCGCTGCAATCATCGCAATCCTGATCGCCTGGTATCTTATCGAGTCCGATACCCGTGAAGCTTGTGCCGGCGATGAAGCCTGCATCGCTGCTAGTTTGTAAGAAAGGAAAGAAACATGGCTTATCTAAACCAAAAGTGCCGCTCGATTGCGGAAGCGCAAGCCGCGCTTGGCACTGTTATCCGTATCGATGGTGTCGAGCATCGCTGCGTCGATCACAACGACCTAGGCGTTTTATACTGGCAGGTTTTTGGACGTGACGGCAAGCCACGCGGCAAGATGCTGGTCGATAGCTACTTCGACGCACGTGCAGGTCTATACGGCGCGTATTGACCACCCGCCCCCACTGGCCCGCTTCCGCAATCAGGCGGGCCAGCATTGGCTGATGGCCTAATTGGAAAGGGAAGATAATGACACGCGAAGAAATGATTAATGATCTTGTTGAATGCTGGATGGCCGATCTTAACACCCAGCACCTTGAAGAAATCGCCCGCGAAACAATCGCAGCCCGTTATGCGTCAAACTATACAGACGACCAATTGGCGGAAGAATATGCCGAATTGATTGGCGAAGACTGACATGGCTAATCGATTCCTATCGGAAAGCGCAATCATTGAGCGGGAGCGATTGTTCCGCCTGTCAATGATCGCGGGAAGCAATATGCTTCGCGACACCATCGCAGAAGAGCATCCTAGAATTGTGCGGATATTACTCGAAAAGCAGAAAGGAAAGTAACATGACTATCATCGGCGGAAAAGATCGCTGCGATTATCGCGCACTTGGCACCCAGGCTCTGATCGAAGAAGCCCGGTATAATCCAAACGTCGAGCTTTGCGTGGCGCTTGGTGAACGATTGGAGGGCTTGCGCCTGAGCATCAAGCAGCAAGACCAGGAATTGAAAGAGCATCGCGACCGCATGGCGCTGGCTGTTGGCGCGGCTGTATCAATGCGGGCAGAGATTGAATCCTACAAGGGGACGCGCAATGGATAAGACCAAAGCAGACGCAGACAAAATTTGCATGGACTCGGCCAGCATCTTCCGCGCCCTCGATGCGCTGGAGCAGCAGCGCCGGGAGCTAGACGCAAAGCTTGTGCAGCAGATCAAATCCTATTCGGCGGTGGCTAAAGTTTGGGGATGGTCCCGCGACCATATGCGCCAAGCTTGCAAGGCGAGGGGATTCCTACTGTGACGCCGGCCGAGTTTAAAGCAGCACGCGAAGAGCTAGGGTGGACGCAATCTGCCCTAGCTTCGGCGCTGGGCGTAACGCTCCGCGCTGTCCAGTATTACGAATCAGGTCAGAGATCGATTTCAAGGCCCGTAGAGCGCCTTCTCGTCTCTGTCCTAGGTGTGACTAGGGCAACGCCATGAAACACGCTGAGGGACGCTTAGAAACGATTTTAGCATGGGTTGTGGCGATCACCCTCTGGTTGGCCTGGGCTTACCTATGACCAACCACGCTAGAGACGCTAAACTTGTGGCCGGGATATACCTCTTCCTGTGGCTGGTATATCTCGGCTCATATCTGACAACCTAACAGGTGAAACATGGCAGGACATATCAAGCGGCGAACCATCGCCAGTAACTTAGACAAGATCGGCGAACAGACGCTGCTCGAAAAGGTCGCAAGCGGCCTGACAATGGCGGCGCTGGCGCGGGAACTGCGCATCAGCAACCTATCGCTCTATCACTGGATCAAGAAAGACCCTGATCGGCAAGAGCGGTTCGCCCAAGCGCGGGCACTGGCGGCGGATCAATGGGCGGATGAATGCCTGGACATCGCGGACCAGACCGACAACCTCAACGCCAACGCTGACAGGCTCAAGATCGAAACTCGCAAGTGGCTGGCCGGCGTGACCAACCCCGACAAGTATAAGTCCTCACCGACTCAAGCCCAAGTCAACGTCAACGTGAACCAGCTTCACCTGGACGCATTGCGCCAACTAAACATTGGCGACAGTGCAGGCCACCAACAGCCCATCATTCTAGAGGCCCAACCGATTAAACAAGTCGGCTCCCATAACCTTGATGCGGATGACTTGCCCAATCCGTATGGCGACGAATGAGTGTCTTTTTGTCGGCCTCTCAAATCCGTGCACGGTTTAACACCCTCCGTGCATGGTTCGTGCACGGTTTGGTGCACGGAAAAAGTGAGGATTTCTGCGGCTCGGGCACGGAGTGCACGGTTTAGTGCTGCAATACCCCATGTAAAGCAGTTAAGCTGATATGGTTTACGTCTTAACACATTTATACTGTCATGAACTTCAACAAACCGTGCACTCCGTGCACATCGGCTGATTTCCGCCATTAAACCGTGCACCAAACCGTGCACCAACCATGCACGGCCACACTCAAACCGTGCACCAAACTAAAAGAGGGCCAAGCGGCCCTCTTTTTCTATTCAGTCTTCGCCAAGCACGATCAACAATCGGTCTAGATACCATCGCGCTTTGCGCAGGTCCTCGACCGGCTTCCCCTTGTGGCGATAGCGCCAGAGATACTTCTGCGCATTGCCCTTCAGGTAGCCCTTGAACTCTTCGCGGGTCATTGACGCCTTAATTGCATCGATGGCCTCAATGCCCCCTTGGCGATAATGCTCCGGGCTATTGACCACATCGGTCGGTGGGCGAGTGCCCATGCATTCGCGGTAGCATTCCTGCGCAGCTTCTTCCGTGCTGTATCCTCCGCCACAAGCGCCGCAAATGAACTCCCCATACTTCATGCTTCATCTCCTTCATCATCACGATCAAACGAAATCTGAATACCAAAGAAATCGGCCGCAGCATCTTCGCTCATGGCCTCAATCACCATGCGATCTTCATCGCCGATCA